TGGACTGGAGCCTGACGGTGCGGGTGGCGATCATCGTGCGCGGTGCCATCCCAGACCAGGTGGCGGATCCGATCATCGAAAGCGCGCACGCGAAGATCATGGCCGACCTGACCCTTGGCGGCTATGCGATCGACGTGCAGCCGATCAACGTGAGCTTTGACCTGCAGGAAGCAGACCAGCCCGCTGGGGTGATCATGATGGATTACCTAGTGCGGTACCGTACAAAGGTGGCGGATTTGACCAGCTAGACTGGCTACGATGCACCGGATCCTGCACCCCGAGAATTGAGGACCTGATCGATGACTCTGCTAACCCGCAAAAGCCTCATCCTCGCGAAATCTGAAAGCACCTACGGCACCGACATCTCGCCTGCCGGTACTGATGCGGTTCTGGTGCGTTCGCTTGAGGTGACCCCGATCGAGGCGGACACGGTTAGCCGTGAGTTGATTAGGCCCTATCTTGGCGGCAGTGAGCAACTTCTGGCGAATGCCCACGTTGGCGTCACGTTTGAGGTTGAGCTTGTGGGCTCTGGTACCGCTGCAACCGCACCACGGTTCAGCAGCTTGCTGAAGGCTTGCGGCATGGCCGAGACCATCACGGCAGCAGCCGTCACCGGCACCGCCCAAGCAGGGTCAGCTGGGAGCATCACGCTGGCATCTGGCGCAAGCGCAACCGATGGCGTTTACGTCGGGATGATTGTTTCAATCACCAGCGGCACAGGCTCCGGCAGCAGTGGCGTGATCAGCGCTTACAACGGCACCACCAAGGTGGCCACAGTGAAAGCGATCACCGCAGCATTTACGCCAGGCGTGTCAAGTGTCTACAGCATCGCCGCTAATGTAGGCTACCGGCCTGTTAGCTCCAGCTTTAGCAGCGCCACGATCTACTACAACAACGACGGCATCCTGCACAAGATCACAGGCGCTCGCGGTACGTTTGCCATCAATGCAACCGTTGGTGAGATCCCGGTGATTGAGTTCACAATGGTCGGCATTTACAACGCACCAACCGACACCGCTGCACCAACCGCTACCTACACCAACCAGGCATCACCTTTGATCTTTAAGGCTGAGAATACATCAGCCTTTACAGTCTTTGGGTACGCTGGTTGCTTGATGGAGTTCAGCTTTGACATTGCAAACGAGACCCTTTACCGGGAGCTGGTTGGCTGCACCAAGGAAGTAATCATCACCACCCGCGCCGCTGAAGGTGAGATGAAGATCGAGGCGCCAACGATTGCGCAGTATGATTTCTTCAGCGCAGCATTGGCATCGACGACAGGAGCGGTCACTCTGGTGCACGGCACCACCGCCGGCAACCGGGTCACAGTAGTGCTGCCTACTATCTCATTGGCGAATCCTGCCTATGAAGATGAGGACGGCATTCAAATGCTAGGCTTGCCTTACGTTGCTGTTCCTACCACGATCGGCAATGATGAAATCTCTCTCACCTTCGCCTGATCATCGTGGCTTTTGTCCTTAAGCAATCCAGCAGCTACGTCTGGCCTGTTACTGTCAAACTGCCGATCAATGGCGGTAAGTTTGAAAAGCAAACATTTGACGCTGAGTTCAAGCGGCTGCCACAAACAAGGATCAATAAGCTGCAAGTTGAGGTGCAGGCACGCATCAAATCATCCGAACGTAATGAAACGGCAGATGACAGCATCAGCGATCAAAGCATTGCTGAGGAGCTTTTGATTGGCTGGTCTGGTGTGCATGATGAAGATGGCGATGAGGTGCCATTTACTGAGTCAATGAAGCAGCAACTGCTTGACATCCCGACGATGGCGACGGCAATCATTGTTGCCTACTTTGATAGCTTGACTGGGGTGAAAACAAAAAACTTCTAGACGCCGCACGATACTGGATGCGTGGCGGCGTGATTGATAACACAGCCAAGGACGCTGCGGTGTTTGGCCTTGAGATCCCCGAGCCATCAGAGCCCGATCGCTTTGAGGTTGAACCCGAGGCATGGCCAGCGGTGGTGGCGTTCCTGCGCTGCCAGACCCAATGGCGCAGCGGCAGCAATGGATTGATCGGGCTCGACTACGCCGCGCTTGACTGGACGTTTAGACTGCACGCAGTTGCAGATCCAGCAGCCATGCTGGCCGACATCCAAATCATTGAAGCCGAGATCTTAGCGGCTGTCCACGAAAAGGGAGGCTAACTCATGGCGCTTGACATCAAGGCAGCAGTCAAGATCCATGCCAGTGTTGACGGTACGGCATCAATCAATGGCCTTGAGAAAAGCCTCAGCACGCTCGACAGGAAGGCTGATGGGCTGAATGGCACCTTCGGGAGGATGAAGGGAGCGGCAGGCGGCATGAGCGGCGCGCTGGGCGCCCTGGTGCCTGCTGTTGCGATTGGTGGGCTGGCAACACTGGCGAAAGGATCAATTGATGCAGCGGATCATCTTGATGAACTAAGCCAACGTACTGGTGTATCAGTTGAAAGCCTAAGCAGGTTTGGCGCGGCAGCAGATGATTCCGGCAGCAGTGTTGACGAAGTTGCCAAGGCAATGGGCAAATTGGCAAAAGGTGTTGTAGATCCTGCATCAAAAGCAAATGAAGCATTGAAATCTATTGGTGTCAGCGCGACTGATGCAAGTGGCAAGGTTCGCCCCTTGGATGAAATCATGCTAGACGTAGCTGATAAGTTTCAAAAGATGGAGGACCCGGCAAAAAAAGCAGCATTAGCGCAAGATATTTTTGGCAAGTCTGGCATCAATTTGATTCCTATGCTCAGTGAAGGACGTGATGCACTTAGCAAATATACCGCAACAATGACAACCGCAGGCGCAGCAGCGGCTGGCAAGTTCAACGATTCATTGAATCAGATCGCTCGCGTTATGGCTGGTCCATTCAATCAAGCTGTCACGGCATTGCTGCCATTAATAACTCAAATCGCGCAGGGGATAGCAGGAGCAATTACTGCATTTTCTCAACTGCCTCAACCAGTGCAGGCTGCCGTCCTTGTGGTCGGCGGATTAGCTGCTGCTTTCATCGCACTAGCGCCAGCCATCTCAGCAATCATCGCAATCGGGCCTGCCCTGGCAGCGGGACTGGCAGGCCTGGGCGCAGCCTTTGCAGCCCTTGGCCCAATTGTGGCAGGATTAGGGACCGCGCTAGCTGTTGTCTTCACAGGCCCGGTAGGCATCGCTGCTTTGGTGATCGCCGCTGGTGTTGCCATCTATGCGTTCCGCGATCAAATTGGCGCTGCATTTGTTGCGATTGGCGAATCTTTCAAGCAACTGCCTGCTGGCTTCAAGTCATTCTTCATTGATCCGCTGATCGAAGGTTTTAGGATACTGATGGAAATGATGAACACAACTTTTATTCAACCGTTGCAGGCTGCATTTACAGCAACCGTTAAGTTTGTCAAAACTAATTTCGTGCAACCAATACAAGCAGCATTTACCGGATTGATTGAAGCAATCAAAACCATCTTTAGCAATGTAGTTGACATCATCACTGCGCCATTTAAGGCAGCATTTGAAACGGTGCGCGGCATCATAAATCAGATATTGAATGGTATTGGCAACGCTATTAGGAGCGTAGTTAGTGCAATCAATGGCGTTCTTGCTGGCGCTAACCGAGCACTAGCTGCAGCAAAATTACCTCAAATCCCGTTACTGCCCCAGCCCAACATTCCCAGCTTCGCCGAAGGTGGCGTGGTATCAGGCCCCACGCTTGCGATGGTGGGCGAGGGCGGTGAGCCCGAGTACATCGTGCCGCAATCGAAGGCGACGAAGTTTGCTAACAACTGGCTGTCTGGTGTGCGCGGTGCAGCCGCTATCCCGAAGTTTGCCGAAGGTGGTATGGTAGTTCCGGGCAACGCTCAGGTAAGCATCCAGACCGGCCCTGTTACGCAGATGGATGGCACCAACTTTGTGACGACCCAGGACCTAAGCAGCGCTGTTGCAGCTGGGGTCAATCAGACCCTCAGCCTATTGCGCAATGACATGAACACAAGGCGCACGCTGGGGTTAGCATGAACAACTATGACATCATGTGCTTTCTAGAATACTA